ACTCTATTGGGTCAAGACGATCCACAAGAACTTATTAACAAGATAGAGATGGAGAATAAATAATATGTCAGAAGATACAGAACCAACAGGAGGTCTGGGCGGTGGTAACACCCAACAGGTAGCCTCTGAACCCGCAACTGAACCAACATCCTTTGATTTTGCATCAGAAGATTCATATGGTCAGTTTTTCCAGTCATTGCCAGAAAACCTTCAGGCGCATGACACCTTAAAGAATACTAAATCAATTCACGCTCTAGCCGATCAACTTGTAAACGCCCAAAGTGCATTAGGCACTAAGCGTCTACAAGCACCTCAAGAAGACTGGGGTGCTGAACAGTGGGAAGAGTTTTACAGCCACCTGCGACCTGCCGATAACGAATACTCGGTTCCAGATGAACTGTCTTTTGAAGGAGCAGATAAAGCTCCTGAACTTGCAGAAGAGACTGTTCAGGAACTTGTGGATTTTTCCGCTGAGATGGGGCTAAATCAACAACAGTTTGATAAGCTATACGAGCGTTACATGGGTATGGCAGTTGAAGGCAACGAGATCACAGCCCAGCAAGTTCAAGATACTGTCACAAATCACCGTCAAGCAGTCCAGCTTGAGTGGGGTGAAAAGTATGACGCTAATCTGGCAGAAGCAAATCAGGCGTACGAGGCACTATCCTCTGAGATTCCTGAACTAAAGGAGCTGATTGAGTCAGATCCTGTGATTGCAAACCACCCTGCCGTTCTCAAGGTATTCCACCGCATTGCTGAAGTATCTGGTGATGCGCTACCGTTGGCACAGAATAACCCGACATCGGGCTTTGCTTCTGAGAATATACATGGTATTAAGTCTGCAATTCAGGAGTTAGACACCGTAAATGCAAGCTTAATTATGTCAGATCCATCCTCACTGAGCATGGCGGATCGTACAAAACGTCAGCAAGTTCTAGATCAACGGGCTAAGTTGTACTCTAATATGTACCCTTCGAGCTAAAATAGCTTGACAACCCTTTTAAACAAGGCTATCCCACTAGTATTGGGGTAGCCTTTTTTAGGTCCTAGTATCAGCTTTAGAAAGCCGTTGGTTCCGTATAACTAGAAGAGTCCGAAAGGGTAGCTCATCGAAAAGCAAACTTCTACTTAACTTAACTTAAATTATTATATATCATGGCTTATTCAGACCCATCATACATGTCAGACAACGGTTCGGGTGCTGCTCAAATTAGCAACGCCGCCGCTCTGAACACCGCATACGTTGAATCATTCAAGGCTGGCTTCGAGCAAGCATTCCAGCAAACTGAATCTAAACTTCAGCCGTATTTCGAGCAAGAGTCCCAAAACGAAGAGTTCCAGTATTTCGATCGCATCGGTGTTGCCGAAGCAATGACCGAAGACGCTACTCGTTATGGCGACAATCCTAACAGCGATATCTCTCACGATCGCCGCCGCATCGGTCTTAAAGACTACGAGCTTGGCAAGTACATCGACGAGAAAGATCTCAAGCGCGTACTTACAGATCCAATGAATGCTTACACACAAGCACTTCTTGCATCAGGTAAGCGTAAGATCGACGATATCATCATCGACAAACTCTTCGGAGAAGCATACACAGGTCGTAGCGGTGGAACAACTGTTACATTCTCTCGTGCAGCAGGTTCTACTCGTGACACCAACATCACACTTGGTAACTTGAGCAAGAATGACGCTAACCCAGTTATCGACACCTACGACGCAGCTACTGCAAAAAATGGTATCGACATCGTTGCTGGTAACACTGAAGGTTTCTCCATCGGTGCTAACTACGACGGTACTCCAACTGGTGGTGCTACTCCTCTTGGTCTTACTCTTGAGAAACTGAAGGCTGCTCGTCGCACAATGTTGCGTCTTGAGGCTATCGGTCAAGACGATGTAGTTAACTGCTTCCTTACTTCGACTCAGTTCAACGACCTCCTTGGAATCGACGAGATCATCAACTCTGATTACGCCGTACGCAAGTCTCTTGCAGAAGGTTCGGTCACTACGTTCATGGGCTTCCGTTTCATCCAAACTGAGCGTCTTGGGCTTAGCAGCGACGGTGCTAACAACGACGAGCGTCGTGTTATCGTTGCAACTCCTAAAGCACTTAAGATGTCTGTTGGTACAGCTCTTAAGGGTGATGTGTGGCGCGTTCCTTCCAAGAAGAACATCCCTTACGTGTACTTCAAGCTTTGCGCTGAAGCATCTCGTATGTGGGGTGAGGTCACTGGTGAGATCCGCTGCCTAGAGTCCTAATCTAGTCTGTAGCCTCCCCTGTGATTCGGGGGAGGCTACTTTTCTTTTTATGCCTACAGAAACAAACAAATTAGCACTACTAAACTCCGCTTTGCGGATGGTGGGTAGTTATCATATTTCGGGTGATGACGAGTCAAGCACCACTTATGAGATAGCTAGTCGAGCATACACACAGGCGGTCACCGAACTGTTTGGTGATAATAGTTTTAATTACAACACAAAAAGAGTGGTGTTGACTGGAGAGGTTGCTACTGATTTTTCCGAGTATCAATACAAATACACACTACCCAATGATTTTAATGTTTTCTTACTTGTTGAAAACTCTAATGATTTTTTAGTAACAGAATATCGGTTTGCAAACGGCAACCTATATTCATCCGAATCAATCCTTAAGCTTACATATACGTATGTGCCAAGCATTGAAACTAGCGCTGCTGGTCTTCCCAAGTTTCTAACACGACTCTTGACGCTTCACATGGCGCAAAACATGTGTATTGAGCTATCAGGTTCAGATGAAAGGCACGAACTATTAGCCAAGCAGTACACCCTAGCGTTACACAGAGCTAGAACCCTTGAAGGTAGGCAGGGACCCGCTCAAGAATATGTAAATGATGCGCTAAGAATGGTGGGGAACCACCAAAAAGAGGGTGAAAATGACACAGATCGCATATATGAATCAGGTACATCCTACGAAATTGCTAGTCGCGCATATGTACAAGCAATAAATGAGATTTTTGGAAACAATAGTTTTAATTTTAATACAAAACGAGTTTCTTTGACAGGAGTAGTTTCTTCGGAATTTACTGAACACCAATATGAATTTGAACTTCCAGCTGACTTTAACACTTTTTTAATTATAGAGAAGACAAATGACTTCTTATTAACGGATTATCGTTTTGCTAACGAAAAACTTTATTGTTCTGAAATAAATGTAAAGTTAACTTACACATTTATACCACTTTTTGAAGCTGCGTCTTTTGAGCTACCTTCTTTTTTGCGAAGTCTTTTAACTTTGCATATGGCTCAGAGCATTTCTCTAGAGATAACTGGCTCGGCAGAAAGGCATCAGTTATTGTACGGAGAATATCTAAGAGCATTAGATAAGGCTAGGATTCTTGAGGGAAGACAAGGACCATCTCAAAAATACTTAAATGACGCTTTGCGAATGGTAGGTAGTTACCAAAGGCAGAGTGAAAATGAAACAAGCCAAGTATACGACTCAAGTACTACATATGAAATTGCCAGTCGTTCTTATTCTCAAGCAATAACTGAGATCTTTGGGAACAATAGTTTTAATTTTAATACAAAACGAGTTTCTTTAGCTGGAGCAGTTTCTTCGGAATTTACTGAACACCAATATGAATTTGAACTTCCAGCTGACTTTAACACTTTTTTAATTATAGAGAAGACAAATGACTTCTTATTAACGGATTATCGTTTTGCTAACGAAAAACTTTATTGTTCTGAAATAAATGTAAAGTTAACTTACACATTTATACCACTTTTTGAAGCTGCGTCTTTTGAGCTACCTTCTTTTTTGCGAAGTCTTTTAACTTTGCATATGGCTCAGAGCATTTCTCTAGAGATAACTGGCTCGGCAGAAAGGCATCAGTTATTGTACGGAGAATATCTAAGAGCATTAGATAAGGCTAGGATTCTTGAGGGAAGACAAGGACCATCTCAAAAATACTTAAATGACGCTTTGCGAATGGTAGGTAGTTACCAAAGGCAAAGTGAAAGTGAAACAAGCCAAGTATACGACTCAAGCACTACATACGAAATTGCTAGTCGTTCTTATTCTCAAGCAATAACTGAGATCTTTGGAAACAACAGTTTTAATTTTAACACAAAACGAGTAACTTTAACTGGAACAACTTCAGTGGAGTTTTCTGATTTTGGGTACGAGTTTGAGCTTCCAGCAGACTACAATACGTTTCTAATCATAGAAACAGCTAATGATTTCTTAGCAACAGATTATCGCTTTGCAAATGGAAAGTTGTATTATTCAGATTCAACTTTAAAGCTAACTTACACATTTATACCGCTTTTTGAGACACCGTCTTTTGAGTTGCCGCCTTTTTTAAGAAGTCTTTTGACTTTGCATATGGCGCAAAACATGGCTTTAGAGATTTCTGGTTCAGCGGAAAGACATCAGTTATTGTTTGCGGAGTATTTACGTAATTTACGAAAAGCTCGGAGTTTAGAAGCTAGACAGGGACCATCTCAAAAATACCTAAATGATGCTTTAAGAATGGTTGGTGGCGTTGACTCAGTAAGAGAAGATGGAACAGATAAAGTAAGTGATTCAGGAACTACTTATGAAATGGCTCGTCGTTCTTATACCCAAGCAGTTGCTGAGATTTTTGGAGACAACATCTTTAATTACAACACAAAACTTGTAACACTAACAGGAGTTGAATCATTATCATTTAAAGACTATAAGTATGAATACACTCTTCCTTTAGATCTTAATATTCTCCTAAAAGTGGAGTCTTTGGATGATTATTTGGTCACGGACTATCGTTTAATTAATGGAAAACTTTACTCATCTGAAGCATCATTAAAAGTGACACATACGTACGTACCGTCTTTAACAGAAATAGATTCAACTCTTCCTGCTTTTTTAGCTCGTACTCTGGTTTTGCATATGGCTCAGAACTTAGTTATTGTTCTTGCTGGGTCAGAAAACCCCTACGCAAACCGTAGATATGAAACACTTGCTAACCAATACACTGTAGCTCTTCGCAGAGCACGTACACTGGAGGGTCGCCAAGGACCTGCTCAAACATACATCAATGACGGAAACTCTCAGTTTATAAGCGCACATCAACGGTATGGCTCGATATAGTAATGTTCAGACAGAC